TTTATTTTCGTATAATGTCAACATATCCATAGGACCTTTTAAAAATCCATAAGCTTCAACTAACGTAGCATATAATAGCCCCTGTGGAAAGTACTGACTAATATAAGTTGTGGCTGTGGTAGTCAGGCTCTTAGGTACCATGTCGTAATATATTCTAAACATATAATTAGCGTCTGGCGTAGGAGCTACATAAAGACCCCCTGAAGTAGTGGATGAAGTTCCAGTAGCACCCCCAAACATCGCATAATACTTAGGAAATCCTGTTACATCTTGAGCTGTCTGACCCCCCGAAGGTCCGGTTTCTCTGTCAACGTATTCAGTTAAATAAGTCTGGTCCTTTTTAATCAACCATTCTCCAGCACCTGTGGTAACTGATGTACTATTAAAAACTTTTAAACCACGCACAAACATTGTTCCAGTATTTCCTTTGGTTCCTAGTCCAGGAACATTTATTGTATTATCATCGATAGCTAAATTTCCTTCGCTAGTATATCTATAGGCATCAATTGGAACATCATAAAAAATTCTAAATTCTGCATTTTCAATAAACTGATCTACAATAGTTGTAGTTAAAACATTCGAATCGGTTTCAGTATAAGCTAGAATCGCTGCTTTTAAAGTTGTGTATGTAAATCCAGCCATTACTTAATAGCCTCCTGACAATTCGGACAACTTTTTTTAAATCTTTTGTGGCCATTACAATGTAATGGTTTTGGTTTAGGCGTTGGCTTCACTATTTTTTCTCCTACATTTTCTGGGAGTGTAGCAGAAGCTTGCCCAAATAATTTTTTCCATAATTTTTTTAAATATTTAATCATTACGGTCTATCGTTTACAGGTCCGCCGAAAACGAAAAATCCCCCTCCGGTTGCTATACTAGTCGCAGCACTGACTAAAGTAAAACTAAATTTATTACTAAAAGTCACCGTAGTTCCAGCATCATCGACACGTGTTTCATCAATTTTAGTTATTTCATATGATCCATAAATTTTTTCTCCAGCTGTATGAGCCACTGCTGTTGTTGAAACCGGAGTCTTTCCATAAGAAGGAGCTGCGGTTCCTCGCGTACAGCCAGTTAAAGTATGTGTGCTTCGGCCAGTATATTGAATTGTTTCACTCGTAATTCTTCCAAACGCAAGAGAAGCGCTATCTGTATTAGTTGATTCAATAACAATATATCCTGCTGTAGGAAAAGCGGATCCATCGGTTAAAACAATAGAAGTATCCGTAGCCGTAATCGTTGTGGCTAAAGTTGTGTTTAATTCAAAAGTAGATAATGCGACTCCTCCCACAGGAGTTTTAACTTGATAAAATCTTACTGCATCTCCCGTGGATCTTCCATGACCAGTCTGTGTTACTGTTACTGTAGTTCCAACTTCTGTTAAAAAAGGATTATCATTTAAAGTAGCAGGAGTAGGCAAAGCTACTCTTGTAGGTCTTGCTCTTTGTAAAGCTTGTGGATCTGCGCTGGTAGGTTTAGGATCTAATTGTGGTTGCTTAGGTTCAAATTCTGAAGTATGAACCCAGGCTCCATTCCATTCCCTTACCATTTCTAAATAAGGAAAAACTAATCCAGATCTATCCGATACTGCTAGTGCATGTTTTCCTGAAGCAAATACAGCCATGACTACGCGTTAGGATAATATACTTTAGGTACAATATAAGTACTAGTAATATCCGCATCCTCTCTCACTGCTCGAGCTAGTTCATCTTCATAAAAAAGTTTCATTTCTTGTGTTCTTTGTGGAGCATTTTTCATTGATAAATAAAATGCCAATCCCGCTGTCATACAAGGGACAAATCTGTAAGGCACATTTACTGCATTTGTATAAGCACCTCCGTCCTGAATTCTTCTTGCATAATATAAATTTAATTTGTTTCCATCTTCTGCTGCGCCCGGAGTGAGGTATAAAGTTATATTTGTTCTATCGATAAATCTTTGAACAAAATAAGAAGTAGGGGTTCCTTTTGCAGCTTTATTAGAATAACCTTGATACTGAGATCGACTAACTTCTGTCATTGGTGAATCAATACTTGTGGAAGTAATTCTATAATTAACTTCTAATATATTGTCCATTCCAGTAGCATGTTGAGTAACAGCATCGGCCGAACTATGAGTTGCGGCAGTTGTTCTATTAGATCCACGAATACCACCGGTAAGATTCGCCGCGCCTGTGGCTGCAGATTTTCCTGTGTACCTAATTGCTTCAGATCCTATTGTGATTGTTCCGCCTCCCTGATCAGCGCCAGGCATATCTTTAACTTCGGTTAAAGGAATATCGGTAACTGCTGCATTAATTCCTGCAGATAAAGTCGTTGTTAGTCCATTGGAAGCACCATCTTGAGGAGTTCTATAAGTAGTATAAACATTTGTTCCATCTACTAAAGTAAAACCTTGATTTGCAACTTCCCAATAATGAAGTCCTCTATTCCCCCATTCAGAGAATAAAATATTTAAAGATCGTTTGGCTGTTTTTAATTGATAACCAGAAACGTTTTGAAGTCCGATACGTTCGTAAGATTCTTCTACAATTTCATCAATTGGAAGAGTCTTGTCAAAAGTGTATGATTGAGAAGTAGTGTTAGCCATCTAACCCTACCCGTCATAGTATACTGTCACACCTGTTACAGAAGCTGCAGTTAAATTTACGTATGCACCTGCATCAAACAGTACCCCATTATCTGGAATATAAGGGTCTATAGAAGACACTGCACCTGTTAAAGGAATTGTTAATAAACTAGTTCCGGTTATTGAAGTATTTTTAAAAACAATATTTCCAGCAACAGCTTTACTTGTACCTGTTATTCCTCTGATTCTCGTTCTTCCTGCGAATACAGTTCCCGTCAGTGCTCCTGTACCCAATATTCCTGCTTGAATATCAGTTGCAATAGCTCCATCAGAAACAATACTCGTAATAGTCAAATATTTATTTGCAGAATTTACTGTTGCAGATGCTCCAGGACCTGTAAGATCCTCTGTTTGAGAATCTCCATTCCCATCAGTTCCTGTAATCGTGAAAGTATTTCCACTATTGTCGGCACTTGAATATAAAGTTATTGTTTCTGTAACATTTCCATAAGGTCCACCGTCAGCTATAACTAAAGTTGCGGCTGCAGCTGATGCAGACACTAGAGCTGCACTAACACCTTGCGGTTCAAAAAACTTGGCTTTTACCGCCGATACATTTGGCATAATTCTATTCTCCTAATTCTCTAAGCTCCCGAAGGAGCTTAGAATAATTTTATTATAATTAAGCAGATACTCCCGTACCAGCTATTCTTGATTGAACCGTTTGCACGTAGTCAATATTCAGATCGTTACCTACAGTTCCTTTGTGAGCGATCATCATATTAAGACCTATTTCTACATCATCAGGAACAGTTGTTGCTGCTTGGGTTCCAACAATATTACCATTTAAGAACAGTTTATATTGAATAGCCGTTTGCCCAGTTTCTGAACCTAAAGGTTGGAATAAGAATCCCAATCTAACAGGGTTAGAGGGTTGAGCCAATACCGTTGCACTTTGTGTTGCTATACTAGAATCTTCAAAAGTATAAGTACTTCCTGCTTCTAACATATCGAAAGATACACCAGCTCCATTTTTTCTAGATACAAATTGAATTGTAGTTGTATCCTGTAAATGAGAGAATCCAATACCATCAGTTGGTAAAGTGTCTGAATCTGCATAACCATTTTGTGCAAATCCAACCCAAATGTTTCCTTCACTGACATCAGTAAGTGCGATTTTAGTTTCGAAGTACCATGCTCTAGTTGAGCTGTACTGCCAACATTCATAGTCAGCTACTCCTTGGATTTCTCCAGCTGCCGGAGCACCATCACCTTGTCTTAACCATCCAAAAGCATAATCTGCTAATTGATAGTCTGATGCACCAGTTGATGTTACTGTTTGCCAGTTACTTGCATTATAAGTTGAGAAATCGTTTTGATAAGCGAATTCCTGAGGTGATGTTCCACCCGTTATTAAAGGTTGCTTGATACCACTAAATAAAGAAGTACCATTGGCTTTTCCTCTTACGTTTGTTACGCCATTTGAAAAGTGTGTTGTCATAATAATCAGCGCCTCCTAGCGCCAGTCAGTTTTCCTAAGCAAAAAAGGACCAATTTATGTTTTAATTATCTTAGTGGGAAAAATATATATGAAATTTGAATAGAGTGCAAGAGATCCCTGCATAAAAGTACGATTTCAGCGATGTGGGCTTTATTTAAGTTGCCACAGAAACTTGGGCAGCTGCATCTCTAATTGCATTTTCTCTATCAGCAATTTTAAATTCTTCAGCTTTGATCTCAGTAATAATACCTTTAATTGTATTATCAATTTCGACCATGTTGAGAGTATATTTTCCACTTTGCTCATACTCCAACTGCCACCTCAACTCCAAGGACCGTTTTTGTTTGTATAGGTCTTCGGTCATGACTAACCTCCTCATAGGTTATTCTTCGTCGATCTCGGTATGAATTCCCAAGATTTTCCCATTTTACACTTTTTTCTCCTAGTTTGTCAAGGACTGCTTGTTCAATTGAGGACGCCTTATCTTGCGCTAAAACTTCAAATTTAGCGTGATGATCGTAAGCGAAAATGTTAACGAGGAATTTTTTCATAGGTAATCTCTGTCTTTATTGTCGAAATGGGGCAGTTTTAAGGCCGCCCCACTTCATATTTTTGTCTTAGGTATTACGCACCTTCAACGCCAAATATTCCTCTAGGATCAGATACGCCAAAAACGTATCTTGCTCTAGCTTTATATCTAACATTTCCAGTATCGAAATCGCCTTCCATCTTAGTTGTAAGAGGGGCTCTGTCGAAATGTTTCATACCATTAGGGACATCTGTAATAATGTACCAAGAGTCAGTATCTGTTAGGTAGTTGTTCACTCTATAACCTTGAGGAATCATACCCATAGATTTGACTGCATTGATATCATTGTCAGCAGTTCCAACTCTACCTTGAGATTTCATCAATCTCTCAGCAGTGAACTGTCCAGCAGATGGCACTATCATCTTAACACCTTTAGCAGCAATTTTTAAACCTCTTTCATCAGTAAGCGCAGCAATGTCAATCAATGCTTGCTCCAATGAAGTTTCGTTTAAGTCTGCTTGTGTAGCTAGGGTATTTGAAAAAGTCCCTGCTATCGTTGGGTGAGATGTATTAAACAAAGAAACTGCGTCCCCTGAATCAAAGTTATCTACTCCTGGTAGACCTTGATTTAAAGGTGTTACAGCTTTCACTTGTTTAGTGTTTGCCATCGATCTTGCTAGTGCTTTTGTGTATCTTGAAGCAAGTTTGTCGTACAGGTTATCTTCAATAGCTTCCTCAGTGATAGCAAAAGCGAGAGCAATTGTCTCGTTAGTGTATCTTGCTGTGAAAGTTTCTTGTGCATCGTCATAAGTTACCCCTTGTCCTTCTGGTTTAACTGATGCGTTTGCAAAACCTGACAACATAACTTCTTCTTCAAAAGCTCTGTCAGATGATTCAGTCGTGTATATTTCAGCCGACTGATTTTCGTATTGTTTGTATTCCAGGCCGAATAGTGCATTCAAACCTGGCTCTAGTTCTTTAACTAGCTGATTACGTGATATAGCCATTTTTTTCTATGCTCCTATTAAGATAGTATAGCTGAGTTATAGTAGATTGATTCATTCAATCTTACTACCCAGTTACTATTTGCCGAACCTGTATCGCTGTTGCTTGGGTCTTCCGATATACGGATAATTCTCCATTGGCCAGTTGTGACCTTTGAAGTGCCTGCTAATTCGCAAGCGGATTGTCCATTAATCGTTGAACCTGCTGCATAAGTATCTTGATCAACCAGACTACATGCGTCTGTTTGAGTAAAAGTACCAGCGGTCTGCGCCACATACAATTGTTGTGGGTTATCAAATACAAACGCGTCTATTGTTCCAGTCGTGATATTAACAGCGCCTGGGTAATAGTTTTTCCATGTTGGCTTAGCAGTGGTTGGATCGATATAGAAACAGCCGTTGAAAACACCAATCTGAAGTGTGCTAGCGGCGATTGAACCGAAAATATATCCTTTTACAGATGTAGTTCCTGCTCTGTCCGTCACAACACCATCTCCAGCGGCAACTAGATCGCCTTGAAATATAGCGTTAGTCCAGTTGTCGTTGATTTGATACTTTGATGTACCTTGTGTTTCATAGCTTGATCCCATTCCGCCAATAGCTCTATAGCCAAATGCAGCGTCTTGATTTGCCATGTTGGTTCTCCTTATGTGACCTGTCCCGTTAAGGACCTCCAGTCACGGTTAATGTAAATTCGTTGGTTGAATTGTTAAAAAATTAACGTTTTCTTCCACCGAAGGTTGTGCGAGTCTGTCGATCAATTTCGATCGGCATGCTCTTATGCTGTTCCTCTCGTAATCGTTGGTCTACTGCTTCAAGCTGTTCAGACGATAATTTTCTAAAATAGTCTGCACGTTGTCGCGCGATTTCTTCAGGTACCCTTGTCAGCACAAGGCCTCCGTGCCCGATAATCCCTTGGTACTTGCCATCTGGTATTGCTGCGTAGTCTTCATCAGGATATTCGTCGGCTCTTACTAATTCATACCCAGACCTTAAGCGTCCTTGTATGTTTTTAGTGTCGACGTACCCTAAGATTTCTACCCTGACCCATCTGTGTCTGAATCCAGGCGGCGCGTTGGGCGTATCTAAGTACGATGGTGGAGACCAAACTTTCTTACGTTGTGTTTTTTCCCTTGTTTGGCTCGCACGGGAAGTTTTATTTTGTTCTTTTTTCATATGCTATTCTCCCTCCGTGAGTCTTAATTGTCTTGCATACTCTTCTAGTGGCACACGCAATTTTTTAGCGATTGCTACCTGTGAGGATGTGAGTTTCACAGTTTTGCGACTAGTCTTTGAACTACGCGTTGCAGAAGCAACGTTTTGTGTAGGTTTACTAATCTGTTGTTCTACCTTACCAAATTTATGGGGGAATTCAAGCTTTATTCTTTTATCAATCTCCTCATAATAAGAATCTGACTTTGGATCATATCCTTCTTCTTCAGTAAGCTTCCTGTGTAGATCAAAAGCTGTGTAGGTCATGGCATTGTTTTTGCCAAACCATTCATTTTTTTCCGCCCAGTCCTCTGCTTTTGGATCCGGTGGCGGGGTTCGTTGAGTTGGATACTGAGCTGCGGGTCCTTGCTTTCTTGAAGTCTCTTTAGCAGTTTCTTCCATCTGCTGTCTGCTCTTCATTTCTGCAAGTTTAGCTTGCTCATATCCTAGTTGCGAGATTGCGGTTAAGGCTTCTACTTCAGCTTTTTTATCATCGGTTTCACGTGAAGTTGATAATTTAGCCTGGGCTGCTGCAAGGGAAGATTTAATTCTTCCTTCCATTTCAAAAGTATATCCCTGATCTAAATCACTTGCCTGTCTGCCAAGCTCATCTCTTTCTCTTATAACACGTCTAGCATAAGAAACAGCTTCGTCTTTTTGTCTCTCAGCTTCGCGCATTTTTTTAGTAAGTTTGGCGATACGTTTTTGAACGCCTTCGCCATAATCCTCCATCTCTTTCTTTTGTTCTGTAGTTTCTTCTTTTACTTCTTGCGAAGTTTCTTTCTCAGTTTCTGGTTTGCTCGGTGAATCATCCAACTGCTCACCAGATTTCTCAGATGAATCATCGGACTTATTATCGTCCTTACTATCAGTTTCTGCATCGACACCTCCTTCTTCTTTTTTATCTAAATCAACTTCGGTTGATTTTTCATCTTCATCACCAACGTCAACTAGATCTTCTTTTTTTGTTTTATCTTCTGGCATAGTTTCCTCCTATGATTACATTTCGTGAAATATTTCTTCAGGGTCATCCACGGTCGCTAGAACTTCATCATCATTCAAAAGTCTAACTTCACCCCCATCAATTTTAATTCTAGATCCTGCATATCTTGCAAAGATAACCCAGTCTCCTTTTTTACACCAAGGTCCTTCCGGGTATCTTTCTTTGTCCCCATAAGCATGAGGTCCAACGGATAAAACAAGTCCACAAGTTGATGCGACTTGAGCTCGTTCTAACACGTTATCTGTTATAAGAATTCCACCTTTAGTTTTTTGTTTGTGCTTGAAGGGAAGGATTAATAATCGCCATCCCGTAGGAACGGGCAATTTAGCTGTTTCAGATGTTAAATCTTTTTCAACTTCTTTAGGTTCTTTATCGTATTTTTCTTGGAGAGCCGCCTTATGTTTTGGGACTTCCTTTTGGTTTGATACTGATAACTGTTCCGTCACTGTTCTTTTGCTCCTTTTTTTCAAGCAGGGTGGATATTTCCTGACTCAGATACTGATATGTTCGTATCTGTCCTAACATATACTGATATTTTTCCATATTGTCAACACCACCTGATACCAGGGCTGCAACAACATCATCGTGACGCATTTTAATAATTCGTCTAATTTTATCTACAAATATAAAGTCTTCCATTATTTTTTTCTCCTTTTTGATTTTTTCTTCTTTTTAACTGGTTTACTTCCATAAGCTTTGGTCCATTCACGGGCTATCTTGGGCTCATTCTTCCATAAATAACGTCTTTGTTTTTCTGATTTAAAGGGCATCTTTCTCTTTACTAGGAACACTATACTCTTCCAAAACAGATAATTTCTCTTCAGCACTTGCAACTTTATGCAATAAATCATCTAATTCTTTTTGATGATTAAGATGTTCGCTGACCGCTACCGAATTTTCGAAAATTAATTTAATTTTGACATCCGCTTCTGCGATCTCTGCTTCATACTGTTTTTCTAACGCGTCTATTAAGACTTGTTTCATTAAGATGCTTTTTCCAATTTAACTGCATTCGGACCTTTCGGACCTTCCTCAACTTCAAACGTTAGTGCGTCGCCTTCGTGAAGGCCATTTATGCCCGCACTTCTTACTGCGGATACATGTACAAACACATCTTTTTCCTTATCATCTCTTTCAATGAAGCCAAAACCTTTGGTTGAATTAAACCACTTAATCTTTCCTTTTATACTCATTACGATGCTTTTCTTTCTCTTCCCATTTTTTTAAATGTTTTAGCTAATGCTTTAGCTCTTCCTGTACAACCTTTTTTAGTAATCGGTGTACATTTTCCTTCTGTGCCTCTTTTTTTAATTGAAGCAGTTGCTTTTTGAATCCAGCCACCTTTTTTATAGCCTCTATTTAATTCTCCATGAACTCTACTTATTTCAGCTCTTCGATTTGGATTTGATGGTTTAGCTTCAACACGACCTAACTCTTCTAAAAGATTAGTACGTCCGCCCCCATAATATCCAGTTCTTCCACCTTTAGCATAAACACTTCTTTTAGTTTTCATTGGGCGTGCTGCCGTCGAGTCAAAATATTGTGGCATTATCTATTTATTTTTCCAGATTTTTTAGCTGCAGAACCAAATTTTCCATAAGACTCATCCGCGGACGCTCTTAATTCTTTTTTAGTTCTTTTCTTTTTAATTCTCATTGCAATGGATTCATCTTTTCTATCAGTGTATCCTTGCTTCTTAGCTTTGCCACCTTTTTTCATTCCTGTACTATAAGGAAATCTTGGCTTGTAAGGTCTTGTTCCGAAATCATCTCTCATTATTTTTTCCCCTTCATTAACGCTCTACCGAAACCACGTTTTGCAGCTCCAGTAACTCTTCCACCTTTTGCGGCGAAAGTTCTCATGCCGCCCGGTGGTGTACGATGTTGACCAAGTACAGGATGTCTTACACCTGTAACTCGACTAGCTATGCCTGATGCTTCACCAGGACCTTGCCAAGTATCACCTACTTTAGCTTTGAATCTAGATTGAAAATCTGAACCCGAAGGTACTGCAGATTTTACTTTTTTAGAAATCCAATTTTTTGCTGTTAAAGCAGGATGTGTCACATTAATAGCGGCGTCATCCATGCCTGCTATTGATGCAGCTTTTTTTCTTTTCATTAAAGCCATAGCACCTAAGCCAGCTGCTAAAGCTCCTAAAATCTTTTTATTTCTTTTACGACTTTTCTTTGACATTATTTTATCCTTGTTGATTGTTATTATACATAACTATTAAATGCAAGTCTATTTCTTACCACCCCTAAATATTTGAGTTCCCTTAATCCCAAAAACGCTGGCTACGACCAAAATCCACAAATTTGTGAACCATTTTGGTAAATTCGAGAAATACTCGAAGAAGACGTCAATCTTCTCCATAGCCGCCGGATCCTCTGTC